AGGTACAGTCTTATTCACATTTCGTAGAAATGTTTGGAGATACCGTTCCCGGTAATGGCGGTGGAGATGTTTATCGTGAAGGTAATTATCAATCGCCCATGTATGGAACGTATGCCGCAAAGGCCTTTTTACGCTCTAATGTAGCTCCTCTTACATATGTGCGTCTCTTAGGACAGCAGGACTCTAATCCGACCACCGCTGGCCAAGCCGGCTGGGCAACTCAAAATAACCCCGCCATCGCGCAGGCCAGCAATGGCGGCGCATATGGCTTGTTTATTTTTCCAAGTGGTTCCACAGTGATGCCCACAGATGCATCTGACAAGGCCAGCGGTGGTGCTAGCACCGGAACAGGATCCTTGGCTGCAATTTGGTATTTAGATGAATCTTCCGGAGCAGATATTCAGTTGAGTGGGACTGTTTTTGGAACTCACCCTGGAATGTCAGATGGCAAAAGCGCAGCATCCACGATGCATGCCGTCAGTGGCGGTGTCGGGCTCTTGATTGAAACGGATTCTAATAAACTATTCACAGTTGTGATTTCTGGGACTGGAAGTGGCGAAAAAATTAAGTTTGGATTTGATGATACAAAAGAAACCTTTATTCGGAAGCGCTTTAATACCAACCCACAACTCACAAGTACCGGTGGAGCTTTATATCCTGCCGGCGCAAGAAAAGTTTATTGGCTTGGGGAGACGTTTGAACAGCAACTTCGAAGTGGCGTAGGTTCATGCCCTGGACCATCATCTGGCAAGCCTGGATCCCCTGGTCTTACCGGGAGTGGTCAAAATCTCACAAATGTTGCGCTAATCGGAGCCATTTTGCCGCTTGCCTTAAGTGGAACAGCGGGCACCGGTCCGCAGAATGTAAAGAGCCAAGCTTCTAGAGAGGCAATTGCTGGTTGGTTTATTGCACAAGATCTCGGTGCTGCAGCAAGTTATAATGCTGAAAGTATGCAAAAGCTCTTTAGATTAAAGGGCCGCGGCCATGGCGAATGGTTACACAAGAACATTAAAGTATCTATTCAAGACATTAGAACCTCGACAGCCGCTGGTTATGATTATGGATCATTCTCTGTGGTCTTACGCTCAATCAGCGATTCTGATAATGATGTTCAGGTAATGGAGAGATTCGATGGCTGTACTCTCGATCCGACTTCTCCCAACTTCGTTGCACGAAAGATTGGAGATCAGTATCTCAAGTGGGATACTACCCAAAAGAGATTACGTCGATACGGTGAATATGCCAATCTTTCCAAGTTTGTTTATGTTGAAATGAACTCTGATGTGGAAGCAGGGGCGGCAGATCCGCTCTATCTCCCCTTTGGCTATTATGGTCCACCCAAGTGGTCAGATGTAGTAAATATTGGTGCATCTGATGCCACGCTCCCACCGTGGGCCGGTTGCGCCTCTACCGGTTCGAAAGACACTTATCGCGGCGCCGGCGGCAGCGTGGGGTCTACAGTTTGGAATAATAAGATTCTAGATAATGTAGTATATGCTATGTCAGGCGGTACCGTAAGTGCTGATCCTTTTGTTAGCCTCGCCGGCAATATTGGAGTAGATGTAGACGGAAATCTGTGGACCACAGGCTCGTTTGTCATTGGTCAGATTTCTGCATCATTAGCTTTCCCGACTGATCGTATACGTGCTTCTGCGTCCGATGGTGGAATGTCCGATCCAACAAAGGCGTATTTTGGATATCAAACCTCGCGCACTGCCACCAGCACAAAGTACGATGCAAGTACCGCAGATTCTCATAGACTGCTCTTTTCGGATTTCCCGGATGATCCCACCCTCGGCGCCATCCGCGCTACCGCCCTTAAAGGATGTGATGGGTGGGGATATGTCTTTACGTTGGATGATGTTAAGAAAGATGGCTTAAGTATCTATGCTTATCAATCAGGCTCTCGAAAAGCCGAGACTAGTGTAACAAGCGCATCCTATGCAGACTTGCTTAACCAAGGATTCAGCCGGTTTACGGCTCCATTCTGGGGTGGTTTCGATGGGTTTAACATTAACCTTCCCGATCCGTTATACAATGCAGGAATGACCGTTGGAAGTTCCACCGAGAGAAATAGCTCAACTTATTACACATATAAGAGAGCTATCGACACCGTGGCTGATCCCGAATATCTCGATATGAATCTGTTATCGGCGCCCGGGCTGACAAACGACGACTTAACCAGTCACATGGTTACTGTTGCGGCAGAGCGCGCCGATACGTTGGCGTTAATTGATTTGAAAGATGTATATGTCCCAAGTTCGGAGGCATATTATTCGGACAAGGCCAATCGTCTTCGCACAACGCCCGTACAGGCTTCTAACAACTTGCGCGATAGAAGGATTGACTCCAGCTATGGCTGCACTTTCTACCCGTGGGTCCAAACCCGAGATGAAGGAACCGGCATTCTCTTGTGGGTGCCACCGTCTGTAGCTATGATGGGCGTTCTCGCCAGTTCGCAGGCTAAGGCAGACTTATGGTTTGCTCCCGCCGGCTTTAACCGCGGTGGTCTTACTGAAGGTGCTGCTGGAATTCCGATTACAGCAGTGACTGAAAGATTAACCTCCAAGAATAGAGACACCCTCTATGATGCAAGAATCAACCCCATTGCTTCTTTCCCCAACACAGGAATCGTGGTCTTTGGACAAAAGACTCTTCAAGAAGGTCAATCCGCTCTTGATAGAATCAATGTTCGCAGACTGGTGATTTACCTTAAGAAGCAAATTTCCATTCTTTCCACTCAAATCTTGTTCGAACAAAACGTTCAAGCGACGTGGAATAGATTTAAGTCTTTGGTAGAACCGTTCCTTGCGAACGTTAAGACTAACTTTGGTATTACTGATTACCGATTGATTTTGGATGAGTCCACAACGACTCCAGACCTTATCGACCAGAACATCATGTATGCCAAGATTATGATTAAGCCTGCCCGAGCAATCGAATATATCGCAATTGACTTTGTGATTGCTTCTACGGGAGCATCGTTCGATGACTAAAAGATGTGGGAGATTTTTCTCCCACCCACTATTTAATTGTAGAAGAAAGAGGAGTTATTAAATTATGCCATTCTGGTCAACCAACTTTGGAGAAGATCCCACCCTCCACGATCCCAAGAGAAAATTTAGATTTACAGTGGAGATTCAGGGGATCGATGCTCCTGGCGCGACATTGTGGTGGGCGAAGACAGTTTCCAAGCCCGCATTTCAAATTGCTGCAGCAGAACACAAGTATTTAAACCATACGTTTTATTATCCTGGATCTGTTACTTGGCAAGATGTTTCGATGACGCTTGTAGATCCGGTCGATCCAGATATGACAGCAACCCTTTCCGCTATTGTAGTAGAATCGGGCTATACTCCACCTACTGATCAGAATACTTTAACAACTATGTCAAAGGCTAAGTCGGCAGGTGCATTGGGCTCCGTCATTATCACACAAATTGACCATGATGGAAAGCCACTTGAAACCTGGACACTTTGGAACGCTTTTATTACAGAAGTCAAGTATGGCGATCTGGGATATGGCGAAGATGATTTGACTGAACTGACTCTTACCCTGAAGTACGATTGGGCCCGCGTAGAGACCAGCCATCCTTCCAAGGCAGTCTCAAACGCCGGAAGCTCTTTCTTTAATGTTTAATAAATAGAGGTGTACATTGTCGAGAAATAAAGGACGTGTAGGGGATATTGCACAAAAACCTGAAGATACCAACCCCCCTCCACAAGTATTACAACAACAAGAGAATTCTGGATTTTCGTTTGTTGTCCCCACTGAGTTTGTAGATTTACCTTCTCAGGGTAGGTATTATCCAGAAGGCCACCCACTGCATAATCAAGAGAGTATCGAGATTAAGCAGATGACAGCCAAAGAAGAGGATATGCTCACATCGAGAACTCTTCTTAAAAAAGGTATTGCGCTAGATCGCGTAGTTCAAAGTTTGATTGTTGACAAGACGATCAACACTGATACTATGCTGATTGGAGACAAGAACGCATTAATTATCGCAACGCGCGTTTCTGGTTATGGAAACGATTACAACACAAAAGTAACGTGTCCAGCTTGCGCAGCCACTGAAGAATATAATTTTGATTTGAACGATAGTACCATTTATCGCGGAGAAGAGATTAGTATTCTTGATGTTACAGATAATAGTGATGGAACGTTTGATGTTGTACTTCCGAGATTACAAACGAATGTTACGTTTAGATTATTAATAGGGGCCGATGAAAAAAGACTCCTCAATACCAAAGCATCTAGAAATGTGGCGTTCGAAAAAACAATTACAACGCAGTTATTAAACATTCTCGTTGCTGTTAATGGCGATGATTCTCGGGAAACATTGCAATATGTCATTGACAACATGCCATCGATGGATTCCCGGCACTTAAGAGCTTGTTATCGCGCCGCAGCCCCTAATATAGACTTAACACAAACTTTTGTGTGTGAGGAATGCGGCCACGAACAGGAAATGGAGGTGCCGCTTAACGCGGACTTTTTTTGGCCTGACCGATAACTATATGGAGAACATTTACGAACAGTTCTTCTTTCTAAAATATTCGGGCGGGTGGTCATTCTCAGAAGCTTATAATTT